TTCCACCAGCTATTGTTTGTACTGGAGATGATTTAGGTACTACTGTTTCATCACCAAGTTGTCCTGCCCAGTTCGCCCCCACGCCCATAGACCATCTGATGATAGTGCAACAAGTGCTCTCCATGGATTCATTATTATAACTGGCATATTATCTTTTCCTAATATTACGATTTAATATTAATCGTATCCTTTTATCTATTTAGTCCATTTCTTATGGATACTATTAATCTATTGTTTTTTGATACTACAATTAAACATCTCTATGATAATTATTACCATGATGTCACCAATCATAGCTAACACATTCATAATGACTTTTATGAACTTCCATGTAATGAAGAATATCTTTTACATAAATAATCATTTAACAACTGGCTCACCATTATGCAATACATTTATACAATGTAATACTGTACCAGATTCTAACGCTGTAAACTTATGTAATGCATTAGCTGGTGTAAAAATAATACATGGTGCTTTATAAATAGTTTCAATACCGTCTAAACTTGCTATACAACTACCAGTAGCCAACAACGTGTAATGGTCGTAAGTATGTTCATGTGGTTCATTAGCTTCACCAGCTTCATTAAGGACAATATCACTTATACCAATAAGCGTACCATCATTAAGTGTAGTTGTCTCACTGTCACTAAGTTGTTTAGTTATCTCTTCAACATCTACTAAATTAACATTTTCAGTTCTACTTGCTCTATACTTTTCCCAATGAGACCATTGTTCATGTTCCAGTTCTGCTAATTCTTCCCTTAATTTATGGATTTCACGAGCATCCTTTATTTAAAGGACTAATACTTAGAAGGACATTTCCTGAATTAGAATCTGAGATTATACTCCGTAGTAAGGAATGGTACTCCCATATAGGTGGTATTTATAATGAAGGTAAGAAGACATGGACATTCTCTTCAGGAGCAGTAATTAAGTTCGGTCATGCAGCGAAGGAAGAAGATGTCAGACTCTATGACTCCGCTCAATATAACTATATTGCTTGGGATGAGTGTACTTCTTTCACTCGCTTTCAGTATGAGTATCTTTCATTTTCTCGTTGTAGATCAAGAACCTCCGACTTACCTGCAATTATTCGCAACGCTACTAATCCTGGTAACGTTGGTCATGCTTATTTTCGCTCTCGCTTTGTTGACCCTTGCAAGCAAGGTGGGAAGATATTAATAGATGGTAAGACTGGTGGTAAGAGAATCTTTATTCAGGCTAAAATTACTGATAATCCACATATATTAGCAGCGAATCCAACATATATTCAGCAGCTTGAATCTTTACCAGAAGCAGAAAAGAGAGCTAAGTTACTCGGTGATTGGTATACATATCAAGGTCAGGTATTTGTTGAGTGGAGATTAGAGCCACTTACAGATGAACCTAAAAATGCTCAACATGTTATTGAGCCCTTTGAAATCCCTGATTGGTGGCCAAGAGTAATTGGAATAGATTGGGGATATCAGGCATATACATGGATTGGCTGGGCGGCAATAGCACCAACAGGTAGAGTATTTTTATATCGGGAATATGCAGAGAAAAAGAAAAAGACTATTGAGTGGATTAATGATTTTATAAATGCTACCCCAGAAAAGGAAGTAGTTAGAAGGATTCGAGTTTGCCATTCTGCCAATCAAAATCGTGGGGAAATGCAGACAATCCTTGGGCAACTTCAAAGTGCAGTTGCCGATAATAAATTTCATTGTGCAGTTGAGTTAGCAGACAGGGCAAGAATTTCCGGTAAACTCCTGTTACATGAGTTTTTACGCTGGGCACCTAAGCCAGATATTAAAAAGTATTATTCCGAGGAGTTTGACCCGGACTTAGCCGAAAAAATAATGAGAAACTTTGGTACCGCGGCCTATAAGAACTACGTTGATATTTATAAGCCGGCAGAGATAGAAATAAATCTCCCAAAGTTACAGATTTTTAATACTTGTAATAAAGTTATAAATGTTATACCTGACTGTGTATATGATGAAGTAAGAACTGAGGATGTTGCTGAATTTGATGGCGACGACCCTTATGATGGTATAAGAATTTTGTTAGGTGGCGTTCGTGATTATTTAGTTAGTGATGTAAAGGAAGTCGAGAGATTAAAATATGTCGAGGACGCAATTAATAACACGAGCGATATTACGAGCCTGTACCGTAAGTTGGAAGTTCTTGAGTCTAAACGCCCAACAAGCGGCCCGGTCTTTAGGCGCCCTTATTCACTCCGCCGCCGCATGTCCAGAATGTATCATTAGAAAAGAATGGAATAGGGAGTTAATCGAGGAAAATCGGTACTTAAAGAGTTTATTATTAGAACCTAAGATTGAGACTCGAACGACTCCCCTCTCTACTATTGACTTTCAACCGCTTGGAGGAATTCAGACTTGGAGAAGTGTTAGGGGTAAGCTAGAAAAGCGAGCATTTGAACAAAGTATTAAAGACCAGAATCCTGAGATTGAGTCATAATGGATGAATTTGAAGTAATAGATGAGCTTTCTCTTGTGGAGGAAACTCCACCTGAAGTGGATACCCGCTCAGAAAAGGAGATTAGTTTAGGTATCTCTGAAGACTTACAGGGATGCCTAAAGGATATTCTTCGTATTTGTGAGACGGAGGATGAGTCTATTTACTGGGGATTAGTTCAAAAATGGACGCGTCTCGAATATTACTTTAATAATCTTATTGCCATTTTTTGGGATGCTTCGTATGCGGGCGGCGCAGGCGGATGGAGAGTTCCTGATTGGAATGAGATAGAAGAAGAAGGTAATCTTCCCCCTCGAATTATTGGCATCTATCGCGCTCATGCTGAAGCTATTATAGCAGCATTATCAGTTAATGTTCCATCAATTCTTTTCTTTCCAGATGATGCAGAAGATCCAGCAGATATAGAGGCATCAGATGCTTACTCTAATATTGCATCACTTATTCAGAAACATATAAAGTCTCCACTTCTGTTTATGAGAGTATTAACTATACTCTTTAATCAGGGAACAGTATTTGGATATAATTACTATAAGCGCAGTCCTCAATTTGGTACAAAGTATCGTCCAACATTTGAATCAGTAGAGGTTCAGGAATTTCAGAATAATTGTCCAATTTGTGGTAATGATTTTGGACAAACTCCAGAACCAGTAATTGAGCCTATTATCTGTGATGTTTGTCAAAATCAAGTAATTCCAGAGGCTACAGAAGCCTTAAGTCAATTAGATGTGCAAAGTGGCGTAGAGGCTGTTGATAAGGGTAGAGTAATGATCGATATATTCGATCCTCGCTCTGTCAAGGTTTCTATATATGCTAGAGAGCAAGCCCACATGGGCTATCTTTTATTAAACTTTAATCAGAACGTAGCATTAATACGTGCTGAATTTAAGGATAATAAAATAAATGCTTACTCTAATGCTGACACATTACAATGGGCGAGAAACTCTACTAATTATCTCGGTCAGTTTCCTGATAACGTAGCGAATGTTAAATGCCTATGGTTACGACCGTGGCAATTTCATGCGCTCGGTGATGGAAAAACTGAAGAGATCAACCAGTTACTTGCCCTTTATCCTAAAGGTTGTTATGCCATCTTTATTAACGATGAAATAAAGTATATCGTTGATGAGGATATGGATGAACATTGGACAACCTCACAAAATCCATTATCTAGTTATGTTCATGGTGAACCTCTTGGAACTAACTTAGCAGTTGTTCAAGATATTCAGGCTGAGGTTGATGAACTTAGACTTCAGACAATGGAGCATGGAATAGCTGAAACTTATGTTAAACCTGAGACTCTTGATTTAGATTTATACAGGCAATCAATGGCCCGACCGGGGGCAGTTATTCCTACTAAAGGTGCAGAACCGGGCCGGCCTTTAGAAGACTCATTCTTTCAATCTCGAACAGCTCAAATGTCTGGTGAGATTGAGGTTTTTAATAAGGATTTACAAAGTAAGGCTCAGTTTACAACAGGCTCCTTTCCTTCTATCTATGGTGGTTCATTAGAAGGTGGCGGCGGTACAGCATTTGAATATAAGAAGTCTAATGCTAATGCTCTTCAAAGATTAAGTATTACTTGGAAGATTGTTTCTGAATTTTGGTGTGAGCTTATCACAAAGTCAACAACAGAATTTATTGGCATGATGGATGGTGATGAGAATTTTACAGAGCAGGATGGCTCCGGCTATAAAAATGTAGCTATTAAGCAGGCTTCATTAAAAGGCAATATCTCAAGGGCTGAACCTGAATTCTCTGACCAACTACCAATTACTTGGGAACAGATTAATCAGGTTGTCACTAATTTAATAATGATGAATAATCCCGCTATTGAATCAGTATTGTTTAATCCGAATAATGCTGGCCTGATGAAGAAGGCTATTGGACTCCGAGATTTATATGTTCCGGGTGAGGAGTCTAGAACTAAGCAATATGCTGAATTTTTACAATTATCTCAAGCCGCGCCGATTCCATCCCCAGATGGCATGATGATGTTACCTTCAGTTATACCTGAAGAATTAGACAATCACGTTGTTGAGATGGAAGTGCTACATAATATTCTGACAAGTCCACGCGGACAAAAGTTAAAAATAGAGAACCCCGAAGCGTATGAGAATTGTGTGTTACACTGGAAGTTCCATCGAATGATGCTGCCTCCACCCGAAGAAGAAGAAGAGCAAAAGTCTAAGTCAGGAGATAAAGAAGATGCCGAATGATTTAAGTAATTTAAGTAGTGCCCCCGTTCAGAGTGAGATAGATATTCTTAACTCTGTAGATAATGAAAAACCAAAGCCTGTAGAATCTCCGGAGGAACCTGATGATAATACGGATGATGATACTGGTAGGGATACTGAAACTGAAGAAGAAACTGAAGAAGAAGTAGATGAAGAAGAAATTGAAGGAGAGGAGGAAATTGAAGAGGTAGAAGAAGAAACTGAAGAAGGGGATGATGAAGAAGAAGATGAAATTAAAGATGAACTCTCTCTTTATCAAGCATTAAAGAAATCTGACCCGGAGATTTTTAAAAAGCATCCAGAACTTCGTTCAGTTCTATTTCGTGAGCAGAAATATACTGAGTTGTTTCCTACAGTAGAGGAAGCTGAGGAAGCATTTAAGAAATTAGAAAGTGTAAATACCTTAGAATCTGATATAATGTCAGGTAATCCTAAGGATTTATTTGAGGCAGTTTTTAAGACAGATGAGGAAGCATTTAAGTTATTAGCAAGTAATATCCTTCCGGCTATTGCAGAGCAGTCGAAGGAAGTTTATGCTGATATTTTATCACTTCCAATTAAGAGGGCAATTCAACAGGCTTATATTCAAGCTAAGAAGGCTGGTAATGATAATCTGATGAACTCTGCTCTCTATTTAGACCAATTCTATTTTGGTGAGGCTGGGATTGCTACTGACCCTGAATCTAAGGTTAAGAAAGCTACCAAGACTCCTGAAATGGAGAGATTTGAGAAGGAAAAAACTGAGCACGAGG